GTCTGTAGGCTTATAGATACTAGCGGGTTCTTCTTAGCATCAATTTTCTTTAGTAGTTCAAAAAACGAAGGTGAGCCAAATGGATCTCCAGAACCGGTTATATTAAGCTGTACTTTATGAGGCTTACTGTGAATCATTCGTAGTAAGCGCTTGTTGATCATTAAAGTTTGTTTATATTTGTCAGGTTGGTTTTTTTCCCCGTATTGAATTAGATTTTTTCGGCAGCTAGGACATCTTAAGTTGCAAGATTTGTCGTAACATAAATTTATTATACTTGGCGGTTGGGCAAATTCCATTTCAAACTCCAAAATAAACTTTAACTCATCCCCCAGTTTGCCAGCTAAGACTTCCTCCCTAGTAGGTAGGGTACCATTTTGAATTTTAGGACACTCCTCGCTATTGCACATACTAAACGAACCATCTAATATGCTTCTACGAAAAGCTTTGCTTCTTTTACTATTCCACTCTTTGTAAAAATCTAAAGTTGGAGTTAAGTCTCCAATACGATTATGGTTTACCCATCTAGGACAACAGTTATATAGCCCCTTTTCTTGTATTTCTAGAAATGTCCATGGGTGCTCGCAAAACCTAGTTGAAAGATCGTCCGACATGTATAATTAATTATAGACTTATGGCAATAACGCAACCAACGAAACCTAATGTAGATCAAGGAACAACTGATATTCCTAGCGAATTAGATATCTACTTTAACGGTGTTGAATATAAACCAAAGCGCCAAGCCATTCAAGAGATAACGTTTCTCGGTACCAAGACCATGCAAGCTAAAGTAAAAGAGAATCTTACGATTTTCTGGAACCCTCTTACATGGGATTGGACAAAGCTCGCAGACAAAGAGGCATACGAAAACAAATATAAACGAAAGACAAGATCTGTTTATTTTAAAGAGAAGGTCTTCTTAGTTGAATCGGCCAAATTTAAAAAGGGTATTGTCGATGATGATTTTGTTGATACTGCTGAGCTTCCAATTGGTATTGTAGTGTACTGGGAGACTGATACTAAAGAATGGCAAATGCTTGGTTATAAAGAAAATCTCTTAAGATAGTGATTTAGTGAAAAGAACTGCATGTTTATATACTATTAACAACGGTGTAGGGTTAACGGCTGATGTTTCATTAATTCAAGATTTATTAATTGAGGAGTATGATATAGATGTTGTTTATACACAGCATGATATTGCCGACCCAGATCAAGACTCGATTACTCTCGCACAGCGACATGGAGCTTTTGCTAATTATGATGTTGGTATTTTTATTCAAGAATATGACATTCAATGGCTAGATAGAAATAAAGTTAATATTTTAATAGCAAATGAAGAATGGCTTCAGTCTGAAAAATTACTATTACTAAAGCAGTTCGATAAAATTATAACTAAGTCTCTGTTTGCGAAGGTACTTCTTAGTCCATATAATAACAATATAATTAACTGTGGTTTTATTTCAAGGGATAGATATGTCCCAAATATTAAAAAACAAGAAAAATTCTTACACGTTATGGGTAAGAGTGCTCAAAAAGGATCTGAGCATGTATTAACATCCTTTACGAGTACTTGTAGTCAGTTGCCACTAACTGTAATAGAGAGTAGAGATGGGTGTACATTCAAAAATTTAGGAGCTAATTCAAACTTTAATTATATTAAAGAGTATATTTCAGAAGCCGATCTTAATTTTAATTGTAATTCTCATACAACTCATCTATGCCCTAGCTATAATGAAGGTTGGGGTCATTATTTATACGAAGGATTATCCTGCGGTGCTTTATTATATGTAACTAAACTTCCAATGTTTTTAGAATGGTTAGATCCAGACTTAGTTGTATTTTTAGATTGTACATTTCAGCGATGCTCAGAAGATATTTTCTTTTTAAATTTCCGTAACAATCAATATCCTCATCAATTTGGCTGGCAAGTTAGTCAGGGAGATTTAGACTCTAAAATTCTAAACCATAAACATTATTTAGAAAAACATAAACCAGATTTAGTGCGACAGTTTTTTAAGCATCTTATTGATCAGAATTCAAAAAAACTTTTTAAAGAGCTAACAGATGTATGACGATACTATATAAGATATGTTTTAATACTGCTCGAGATGATGAGTGGTCTCCACCTGAGCGCCCTATTGTTAATAACATATATGATATAGTCAAAGTATGTCTTCTTTCTTTAGTAAAACAAATATCGCCAGAAGATAATATAGTTTTTTTTCTTGATGGAGAAGATCAAGAAAATATAATTCAAGATATATGTAATCAGTATAGTATTAATTATAAAATTTATAGCTTTAACCATAACTGTGCTGCTAAAATTAATAATGAATGTGTATTATATATCATTAATAATGTAGAAGATGAAAATGAAATAATATATTTGTGTGAGGATGATTACTTACACTATAATAATTGTCTTCAACATATAAAAGATTTCTTAAACCAATATCCTGATTATGTTTGTCATCCTGTAGATTATCCTAATTTATATACAGAAGAAAATAATCAAGTCAGTGAAATAATTTTATCTAAAAATTGGCATTGGCGTTCTATTAAAAGTACAACATATACTATTGCGTTTACTAAAAAGGTTTTCGATAAAAATTATAGTATATTCACTAATATAAATAGGTCTTTATTTTACGACCATATTATTAATCTTGTATATATTTCTACAAAATGTTATTCCCCGATACCTTCCTTAACATCTCATCTTGAATGTGAGTGTTTGTCTCCTTGCATAGACACAGAAAAAATATTGAAAGAGAATATATGCTAGACATGATCTTTGATAACATTTATGTTGTTTGGGGTCAAGATCCTTTAAAGAAGCAATATATAGAAAACCATTTTGCAAAATGTGGTATAGATAATTATAAATTTGTTCGTAGTTTAGTACCTAAAAATTTTTTTTATAATAAAAATGAACGCTTTAAATTTACTAGAGAGGAGTGGGTCTTACATCAGTGCAAGCGGCAGGAGAGTAATATACCAATGTCCCTTAGTGAGGTTGGATGTGCTTATGGTCATCTTAAAGCATACAAAACGGCTATAGAGGATGGTGCTGAAAAGTTTTTGGTCGTAGAGGATGATATACGATTTAATATTGATATGTGTAGCAGTGTGTTAGATTGGAAAAACTTTATACCTACTGACTGGGATATAATTCATTATCATTCATGGCGAGATCATAACACTGATTCAAACTCTAAGAAAAGAAAAAAAATAAATAAATATTTTTATTCAGGGTATAAGGAATTTGCTGGTGCAGTTTGTTATTCATTAACATCAAGCACTGCTAAACAATTATTAAGTAGGTTTTATCCGATCCGGACCGCCGCAGACGGGGTCATCGCATTGTTTAGTACAACTAAGTTCGCGAGGAAGTATTATAATGCATATGTCTTCAAACCGTTTTTAGTTGACAAGACAATATTTAAAAGTCAAATTGATGAAGAAAAAACCAAATCTTCAAAATATAAAACTAGAAAACAGAGATATAGGCTAACTGGGTTTAAGTAGTTGATTATTTTTTTAGATATGTTATCATATAAGTATGATTTTGAGAGATATTGACCTCTACGACGGGAACTTAATTCACAGCCGGTTTGCTTATAAATATTTTCGGAAAAAGACGTTGCCGATTGGTAATATTGTTGCGTTTCGAGCGCCGATGAAGGTCGAAGCCGAAGGAATGATTGACAATGAAGACTTACTTACAAACGATTTTATTTATTCTGCTGATGCTGTTAATTTTTGCTGGGAACTTCCTAATCTTGACCCTCTTGGTGCTGTTTTCTTTCAGCGACTATTTAATACGCAAATTGCGAACTTGTTGTCGACGAAGTACCTCAAGGCTCCCATTGAAGTAGATGGTGACGACCTAATTGTACATAAAGAGTTCGAGCAAAACGGAGTTATTCAACCAAGAGGTAAGTGCAGTGTCAGTATTACCTATTCAAGAAACAATGTTGCGATTGGTCACACTGCAATTAACGTTACTGCAGGTAGAGACGCACCAGTCTTTGCTTATTCCACTAATCTAACCGACGAACAAGTAGAAGACTTCATGAAAACCATGATAGATACCTACTATTCCATGGTAGATGACGCATTCATTGCAACTACAAAACTGACCCTGTGAGAACTGGTTCTATATCCAAATTTTTTTTGCAAACCCGTGGGGATTTTCCTATTTGGAATTTAATTCGAGCATGTCGAGACCATGGTCCAAATTTTTTTCGCAAAACTTTGTTAAAGTTTGTTAAAGAACAGAGACAGTCATGAATTCCAATAAGAAGAAATCGGCAAATAGTTTTTTTGACTTTGTTAATAATATTGCCTTCGATAGAGAGCAATTAGATATTAACATTACAGACTCTCAATTATATTCTGCTTATATTACTAATAGGTATATAACATTTCTCAATAAGGAGTCAGCTCTGTTAATTAACAACACTATTAACAAATATGGTCAGGGGTTTAATACTGAAACGCATTATAATTTTTTATTTAACTTAATACCGAAGGTTAAGCGTAAATTTATTAGATATGTAAAAAAGAAAAAGGTAGACAAAAAAGATTTTGAGTTGTTATCTAAACGACATGAACTTTCACAGAGAGAAATACAATTGTATTCGGAAAATTTTGGAGTAAATATTAAAAAGTATGAACAGTAAGCAACAGAAGCAGTACGATACAGCGTTAGATAAAATGAATCTAACTGATAGTCAGCGAGACGCGTTTGATCATTCTGTCAAGAAGAGTTTAATTGATCTTGATACATATCAAGATACAGATACATTTAGCTTACATGGTTATAAGTTAAATAGAGTAATGGATGATATTGTGCTCGCACAATATGTAGATCTGTCTGAGGATGGTCATAGTGTTATTCGAAATGGTATTCACATTCCATTATCTCAAGTTAAACGGACGTGGAGAATGGCTCGAGTAATATTAGCTGGACCCAAATGCAAATATACTACCCCAGGCGATATTGTTTGCTTTCCAGACGACAAAGGTATTAAGGTTGATAATTTATCTGTCACTGGGTTCGATTCTTCTATTAGAGATTGTTTATTTTTAAATGAGGACCGATTTTTTGGTATATGTGAAGAGATAGAGCCTGATGATAGTAGGACTGAGTAATTTAAAAATTATGCTTTTGGATAAAGTGTGCGAAGTTAAATTTGCACGCCGCAATCCAAAGCCTGGTCGACCAGCATCTCGGAGAATGCTATGTACTAATAATGTTCAATTGTTAAATTCAGTTGAAGGTAGAACTGTTTTAAATTACCTACCCCCGAGACAAGCTCCTGCATATAATCCTAATCAAGAAAATTTAATTATTACATGGGACATATTAATGCAAGACTTTCGAACTATTAATTGTGATACTGTAGACTTAATAACTACCCTTGACGCTGATCAAACCTTTTGGGTATATATAAATGAAAAAATTGCTCCTATGTCAGCAGGAGAGAAAATGGCCTTTATGAATACATGAACTTTGAACTTGTAGAAAATACTTTAAAATCTTTATTGCTTAGTACAGTAAAGATCACCTCTAAAAAGCGAACATTAGGTCAAGGTCAAATTCAATTATTTGATATTAAAGACTTCAATATTAAACTTTTATTTACCACCGGTAAAAAATTAGAAATATTATACCCGTTTGATATTCACCAAAAAAATAATATAACTTATTTCGATTATAGGCTTGAATATATTCATAGAGATGATGTGTTATGTAAACCAAAAGTCAATAGA